GGGCTGAGTGTCAGGATCGCCAGCGTCAACAGCGCGACCTCGCTCACGCTCGCTTATCCCTGGCCGGGGGCCACCCAGACCGCTGTGAACTACGAGGTCCGCTTCACGCCGGATATGACCCGCGCACTGGCCTCGGCGCGGGAACTGCTGGAGGAGCTTTCGAACGGCAATGTTGCCGCCATCTCCGGTCTGGAAACTGGTGCCAACAAGCTCGCCTATTACACGGGGGCGGGCACGGCGGCGCTGACCACGCTCAGCGCCTTTGCCCGCACGCTGCTCGATGACGCGGATCAGGCGGCGATGCGCGTCACGCTGGGCCTCATTCCGACATCATCGCTTATCGACACAACGGGTGGCCGTTTGGTCAAGACCGGCGATTTCGGTCTGGGCACTGCAATTTCTCTGACCGCTGCGGATAATCTCGATACCATCCTGACTTCCGGGCTTTTCTACAATTCGTCATCGGGCAATACGACCGGGAACAATTACCCTCTGGCCAGTGCCGGGGCGCTGATCGTGGTGGCGCGCTCCTCGACCAACGTGATCCAGAAGTTCATCAGCTACGGCAGCGCCTCCATCGCATCGGCCCTGCGGGAGTTCTCCCGAAGCTGGGGCACATCCGGCTGGGGGCCGTGGGTAGAGCTGTTCCATCAAGGGACGCTGCTCGGGACGGTCTCCCAGTCCGGCGGCGTGCCGACTGGCAAGGTCATCGAACGCGGCAGCAATGCCAATGGCGAATATGTCCGCTTCGCGGACGGCACCCAGATCTGCACCGTCATTGCCGCCGGGGTGGATGCCGCGACCGCAGCCGGGCCGATCTACATGCACAGCAACCTGCTGACATGGACCTTCCCGGCCTCGTTCCTCTCCGCCCCTGTGGTGACAGGGGGCGGCGGCAATGCGGCGCGCTGGCTGGGGATCAACGCGCCCTCGGTCGGCAGTGTGCAGTACCGCGTCTTCTCCTATGCCTCGTCGGGCACGCTTTCGCTGCCCGGCCTGACCGCCATCGGCCGCTGGTTCTGAGGAGACCCATCATGAAAATCTCGTTCTCGCCCTTCCGCTCCGATTCCGTCCTCACCCTGTCCCGGCAGGGCGATGTCCTGACCATCGACGGTGCGGATCTCGACTTCGGCCCATTGCCCGAGGGCGCCGTCCTGCCGTGTGAAGCGGTGAACTGCGACTGGCTGGCCTCGGAGGTCACCCGGATCGACGGGGTGATCCATCTGACCCTGCTGCTGCCGCATGGCCCGATTCCGTGGCCCGCGCCGCTCGAGGCGCATGCCGTCACCCATCCCGAACCGATCCTCGTCACCACAGACGGGTCGATCCTGTTGCCGAGCTATAGCCCTGAGGAGGCCGCAGAATGAGCATCGACTGGAGCAAGACACTAACCGCCGAGGCCCGCGCCGCAGCCGCGCTGGAGGCTGCCAAAGCCGAGGCCCGTGTCACGCTGGCAGCGGCCGTCACCGCCGCCCGCGCCACGCTGATCACCGATCTGCCGGGGCAGAGCATGATCTACCTCGCCAAGGAAGCTGAAGCCCGCGCCTGGATGGCCGATCCCACACCGGACCCCGCCGCCTATCCGCTGCTCTCGGCCGAGCTGGGCATCACCGCCCCCGATGGCGCCAGCCTCGCGCAGATCTGGCTCAACCTCGCCACCCTCTGGCGCAGCACCGCCGCCGATCTGGAGGCCCTCCGCCTCACCGCCAGCGCCGCAATCGACGCCGCGACGACACTTGAGGAGGTCGGCGCGGCGATGGCAGGCCTTCCAGCCTGAACCAGAAGCGCCATCCGCTGACCTATGCGGATGGCGCATAGCTCGCACATCGCCATTTCTCATAACGCATTGAAATCATGTAACTATGAACTGGAAGGCCGCCAGTTCCGAGTTTCCGGCCTAAAAACAGGGGTTTCGGGGCTGAAAGACCGGGTGAAATCCCCGTAAGCTATTGAAAAGACGTAACTATGAACTGAGTTCAAAAATCCGCGCACGAGTTCCGAGTTTCGCACTTTCCCCGGATTGGCTGAATCGCCCTGAAACAGCCGTTAAAGCCAAGTTTTATTGATGTTTTCGGGCGATTAGCAGCTCGGGTCCGGGCGCCAGCGAGGGCGCGGATCACGCTCTGGCTACCTGTTTGGCGCAATATTTTCGTCGCGACCGCCATGACCGCCCCGAAGCCGCCCAGACACGCCACCAGAGCCTCACAGCCCCGGCAAGCGCCTTATTTTATTGAGGAAAGACGGCTGGCGACGGGTAACGACACCTAGCGACGGATAGGGCAACGCACTCTCTTAAAAACCCCTATGTTTTTGTCGCGTTACACAAGCGGCCGACATACTCACCGATCTTCGGAAGATTCTCCGGGTTCTGGCTGAGCGTGGTCAGGAACGCACCGATGCCAGCATTCCCCTTCTGCATGACCTCGGTAACGTCGATCCAGAGCGGATCGTCCCGCATCTTGATCGGTTGGTAAAACTCGAAGTCTTCGCTGGCGAGGTTGAACCTCAGATCCGTGAACGCCTTTGCGTTTCCATCGAAAAAGCGAGGGGGTTTTCCCCGGATCACACCATAGAGCGAGGTGATGCGCTGTTGGCCGTCCAACAGGAGCTTGACGACCCCTGGTGCAAGCTTGCCGTCGCCGCGATGCGTGGCCGTGGATGCGTCCGTCGCCCATACCAGAAGGCTCCCGACAGGATGCCCGCGATACAGCGACTGGAAAAGTCCTCGAACCTGTTCTCGTCCCCAGACATACCCACGCTGGAATTCCGGCAGCGCCATGTGGCCATTGTCGATGTAATCGAGGATCGAGGAAATCTGCATCAAACGCCCAGCGAACGGTTAAACCTAACGCCTAGGATGACCCGGAGCCCATCGTCGTCGCAAGAGGGGAAGCGCCAGAATCTCGAACCCATTTCGGTGCGTGGGTTAATCACTACCTGCATGCCCGCGCCTGATCGCGCATCACGGCGTAGTCGCTGAGCATCCGGACGACGACGGCCCCTTCCGACAGGGCTTCCACCTCGTCGGCGGCGCGGGCCTGATCGGCGGCCGTGTAGTCGACCACGGGTGGGCAGGGCGCGTGGGCTTCAGAACCTGCCATCGCGCAGCCGGTCAGCCAGAGCATTGCGATCAGGAGGGCGGCGGGCGGCGGCGTCGAGCATCTGGCGGTGGATGGCATCGTTTCTCTCTCGGGCATCACGCCGTTCGGCGGCGCGCCCGGCGCGTTCCCCGGCGCGGCGGAGGTTCAGAAGGAACAGCAGGATCGCTGCTGCAGTGAGGATGAGGCCCAGCGCTTTTCGCGCCGTGCCATGGGTCAGAAGCCAGCCGATCACCGCTGGCCCCGTTTCCAGTCGTCGAGCCGCGCGTGGATGGTGACGGCGATACCGATCAGCGCGATGGCGATCAGCACCCAACGCAGAGTGTCGAGGTAGACGACCAGCGGCTGGATCGTGGTCTGCGTTTCGGCAAGAACGTCCTGCAGCACTTCCACCCCGGCCGCGCCGACGGTGGCGGCACCCGCAGCACCCCCGCCCCGGAGCGTGCGGCTTTCCGACAGGACTTCGCGCGCGGGCGGCAGTTCCGGAGCGAAGGGCACCGCTCGCGCCGGGAACGGATCGCCCCAGGACCGGGCGGGACCGAGGTCGATGTGCATGAAGCCCGACCGCGGATAGTATCCGAAGCCGAGGAACCCAACCGCCCGCGCCGCTGCCTCGAAGGCCGTGGGATCATGGTTCGACATGGCGATGTCGAAGGCGGTGCCCTGCATGTGTTTCGAGGCAGGGGCCCCGCCTACTGCGCGATTGTGTTCCGGGCTGCGATAGGCGGAGCGGATGATCAGCGGCTTGCTCAGCTGGTCGCGCAGGGCCTGCAGCTTGTCCATCGCCTCGGTGTTGATCTTGATCGCGCCGGTGCCGCGACAGGCGATCTCGCCGGCTGAGAAATTCGGCCAGCGCCAGACGCTCGCGGGAACATCGCGCCAGTGGGGGTAGGTCAGCGTCGGCATGGTATCCTCCAAATGAAAAACCCGCCTCTGGGGCGGGTGGGGTGTCGGTTGGCGAGGTTCGGATGGGTCAGTCGGATCGGCTGCGCTGGAATGCGTCGAACAGCATGTCCCGCATGGATCGGATGTCCGTCTCGATCCGGTCGAGGCGGTCGCCATCAGTCTTGCGGTCCTCACTTCGCTGGCGGTCGATCCGGTCCCGGTCGGCGATCAGTTCCCGGTCGAGGCGATCCAGCAGAGCCTCGTTGGTGAAGGCCTTGCGGGTGATCGCCGCGATGAGGGCCATGGTGCCGCCGATCAGGGCGGTCAGCGCGGCGGTGATCCCGTGGTCCCGAAAGGCCCGCGCGACCTCCCCGGCGAGAGTGGTCTGGTCGTTCATGATGGTCCTTTCTTCGCCGCAGTTTGCGGTCGGTCAGAAGTCGGTTTCGAGGTAGACCCCTGCACAGTCGTAGGCGACGGCGGCAGCGGTCGCGCCGGTGTTCATGAACAGCCTGGGCGACAGGAATTGCGTGGCCGCTGGCAGGTCGGCGGTGATCTCCTGCTCGAAGACCGCGCCGGAGACCTCGTCGACCACCCGCACCCAGACGGATGACCCATTTGGTGGTGCGGCGATGAACAGGGTCAGCACGCCGCCCGTGGCGATGGCGAAGGATGCGCCCATGTCGGTCAGGGTCGGTGCGCCGGTGCCGTCGTTCGCGACCAGCTGCCAACGGGTGTGGGTGCCGCGCTGAAAACCGATGCCGATGCAGTTGATGGCTGCGGCCAGCGTCAGGGTGGTCGCCAGCGCGGCGGTGGAGCCGTAGAGGCCGAAGAAGCCCATCCCGGTCGCCTGCAACGTCGTCAGTGAAATCCGGGTGACGAAGGTCCATCCGCCGAGGCCCGCCGCATTACCGCGCCAGCAGGCCCAGCCTGCGGACCGTTGGTCGGCGACCGAGTCCACAACTGCCGCCGAGGTCAGGCGCCAGCGCCGCATGCTGGCGGCGAGGTTTGTGGCGGCCAGCGTCGGGTGTGAGACGGTGCCGACTGAGGTGATCGGCAGGCCTTCGGTCGTGATCGTGGTGCTGACCGACGGCGACCAGTTGGCGATCCGGTTCACCCCGAAGTGGGGCTGGAGCGGGAAGTCCCGCCCCGAGGGGCGCATCACGTCGATCCACGGCGCACCGGCGCGGCTGCGAGCGTAGACCAATGCCTTGCCTGCCGGTGGCGACGACGGCGCTGCGGCCAATCCCGGCAAGACCGTGGGCTGCGGCAGTTCCACCTGGCCGTTCGTGCGGTCAATCCTGATCGCGTCGAAGAAGGCCGAGCCATCCGGGCTGACCTTGAAGCTGAAGTCATCGTTGCCCAAGAGGCCGATCAGCGCTCGGGCAGAGAAGCCGGTCTTGAAGGCAAAGGCCGCGTCGTTCGCCGGGGCCGCCTTGTTAACGGTCGTCTCGATGCCCGCGCCTGCGTTGTTCAGGAGGACCGCAGGCGTGTTGACCGAAACCCGGTTGTAACTGTCCGCCGTGGCCCCGCCGAGGCCGAGCAGTTGCGCGGTCAGAGTTGCCTGCGGCATGCCGACCTGCGTGACCGTATTGGCGAAGGTGACGGTGGGCGTATTCACCACCGTCGTCCCGCCCGCGCCAGCTGTGGCCGAGCCAATGTTGACAACGGTGGTCGATCCGGACGCGCCGCCGGTGCCGAGGTTCACGGTCTTGATGACGCCCGTGGTCGTGGCGCCGGTGCCCATGCCGTAGGTGGAGGTCGTCGTCGCCGTGCCGATCAAGGCGCTGGCGGCCGATATGGTGACCGTGCCCGAGGCGGTCAACGTGCCGGAGAAGGTCTTGTTGCCGGTGAAGGTCTGCGTGCCCGCCAGGATCGCCAGTTCGGAGGATGTGTTTGGCAGCGTGAAGCTGCGCGTTGTCCCGGCACTGATCCCCGCCAGCGAGAAGGTCGCCTTCTTTGTCGGGTCAGTGTCGTTGACCAGGCTGAAGACCGCGTCCGAGACATCGCGTGGCTCGCCGACCACTTCCCAGGCGCTGCCAGTCCAGACAAGGAACAGCCCCTCGGCTGCGACCCAGACCAGCCAGCCGGTGCGCGGCACCAGCCGGATCCATGCGCCGTCGACCCAAAAGGCGATGTTCAGATCCCATCCCGCCCAAAGGCCCGTTGCGCCGGAGGCCACGAGGTGCCGGTTGCCGTCGGCGGGGCTTGCGGGCGGTGCAGTGCGCGTGCGGTCGAGGACCGAGAGCTGCACCATGGCATCGAGCAGGCGCAGCGCCTCGTTGTGGGTGACGTGCTTCTGGGCTTGCGCCGCCAGAAGATAGGGCAAGCCCAGATGGGTCGTGGTGTCGGACATCGGAAATCCTGTCAGAACTGGAGGGTCACGGTCGCAGGAGTGCCGCGGCCGAGGCGGTTCGAGAGCTGGTAGATGCGGATGGCCAGTGTCTGGCCGGGCCCGAGAGGCGCGCCCCAATCGGCGGTCTGCTGGGCGGCGGTGTAGACGATGGAGGTCGTGCTGCTGGTCAGCGTTCGCATGATCGCAGCCCCGTCGAGGATCTGGACGTCGTAGCTTTCCAGGTCTTCGGCCAGCGGCACCTCAAACTGTTCCCAGGCATCGGCGACCAGTGCGCGGGAGCGGCGCGTCCAGCGGATGGTGAGATCGCCGGGGCTGCGTGCTGTCCGCCATGGCTGCTCAACATGGACCGGCGCGAAGGGAACAAGGCCGCGCCCGGTCGGGGTGAAGCCCAGCGCGGCATAGCTTGCGTCACTGACCGCCCGCGCGGCCGGGCCGACCCGCCAGTTCCACGGCAGTCCGAGGTCGGCTTCTGCAATGGGCAGCGAGGCCAGTGTCGTGTCCAACACAACGACCCGCGCCCCGGCCGGAGCGGGGTCGCCTATCGCGTGCTCCGTCCCGCGCTGGCCGCGAAGGAGGCGGGTCAGTCGGTAGCGGCCAGCGGCGATCAGTTCGGCTTGGCCAGCTTGGACGATCTCCCAGACCCCGGCCGCCGTCTCCACGGCCAGTGCATTCGCCCCGCCGAAGAGGGCCACGTCCGTCAAGCTCTCCAGCGTTCCAGACAGGAGATCGACCACCAGCGCATTGCCGAGATCGAAGCGCGACGTCGGCCCGGGAAAGAGGTCGAAGGCCAGCGTGCCGATCCGCGCCCGACTGCCGAATGTGGTCACGAGGTTGAAGCCATCCGTCGAGGCGCTGCGGAAGACCGCGATCTCGCCCGGCCATGGGCTGGCATGGGCGGCGATCAGGGGGCGATGCGCGGGCTGGTCCTCAGAAATCTGCGGCAGGTCCAGCATTACCACCTCGGGCGTGCCGAATACGACGGGGCTGGCGAGCCACGCGGGCCGGGGATCGCCGGGCGGCAGATCATAAGCCGCACGGTCCTGACGGACCGCCTCGATGCCCCTTGCCTCGGCATCGGCAACCGAGACGATGCGGAATTCGACCTCGCGGCCGTCATGTGCCAGCCGGAGCACGTCGGCTGGTTCCAGTGCCAACCGCGAGGGTGGCAAGCGGAACGTGGCACTTTCCCGACCGATCCAAGCCTCCATCAGCGCGCGGCGGCAGCAGCGTTCGGCCTCCTCGGGTGGGATCGCCATGGGGAAGGACTCGGACGCGATGCGCGTCGTGTCGACTGTGATGCGACGGGCTTCGACGAGGGCCGCGTCATAGTCCTCATCCGCCCGCGCGACCTGCCACTTCAGCGCCTGCGGCAGTTCCGTCTCCTGGCCGCGGGTCAGTTCCAGCGCCTCGCCTTCGCGGCTGGCCACCAGATCATCCGCCGTCAAGGTGATGCTGGACGCCCGGCCGCGCATGACAAAGCGGATCACGCCCTCCGTCTCGATGGCATCGAAGCCGAAGTGGCGGGCCAAGGTGGAAATCGACGCGCGAGGGCTTTCAAGGGCCCCGATCACATAGCCCTCGACCGCGCCCCAGAGACCGGAAACGTCGATCAGGCTTTCCGCAAGACCGGCGCGCATGCAGAGGTGGCGCACGAGGGCGGCGAGCGACACTGCGCCGAGCCTGCCGGTCAGCCAGTGCCCCAGCCGCCAGTTCGGCCCGTCCGTCCAGATCCCGGTCAGTTCGGGGAAGAACGGATAGGGTCGCGCGTCCCAGGTCCAGGCGGCGCATTCCGGCACGTGGACCATCCGGCCGCCATAGACGGATGAGGTCGGGTTGTTCGCCGACTCGCCCCACCACAGGTAACTGGCCTCGAGATAGGCACGCTGGATGGCATCATCGCGCCAGCCGCGGGAGAAGTAGGGCGTGAAGCTCTCGGACGACTTCGGGTCGAAGAAGACGTTCGGCTGGTTCGTGCCCCGGTCGATGGCGGGACAGCCCAGTTCCGTGAACCAGACCGGCTTGGACTGCGGCACCCATGCGGTGGCCAAGCCGCTCTCCACCCCGCCTGGCCGGTTGAAATGCGGGTTCGACCACCAGGCGCGCAGATCCTTGTAGCGGAACACCCAAGGCTTGCCTGCAGCGCCGTCGGTGATGGGCGTGCGCAGTTGCGCCGACCGGTCGGCGGCGCTGGCGTAGAACCAGTCGAAGCCTTCGCCACCAGCGATATTGGCCTGCAGGTAGGCCCGGTCATGGATCGCAGGCCAACCTTGCAGGGCATCGGCATGGTCGAAGCCATCCCGCCAGTCGGAGAGCGGCATGTAATTGTCGATGCCGATGAAATCCATGTTGGCATCCGACCAGAGCGGGTCGAGGTGGAAGAACACGTCCCCGGTCCCGTCGCCCGGCTGGTGACCGAAATACTCGGACCAGTCCGAGGCGTAACCGACCTTGGTGCCCGCACCGAGGACCGACTTCACATCCGCCGCCAGCGCCTTGAAGGCCGTCACGGCCGGGTAGGCGCTGGCGCCGGACCGGATCGTCGTCAGGCCGCGCATCTCGGTGCCGATCAGGAAAGCGTCGACCCCGCCTGCCGCCGCGCAGAGATAGGCGTAGTGCAGGATCATCCGGCGCAGGCCCCAATCGCCCGAGGGGCCGGTCCAGGAGACAGTGTCGCCCGACACCGCGAACTGCGCCGGGGTCGCCGCGCCGAAGAAGGCCGAGACCTGCGTCGCTGCGGCGGCGGTCTTGTCGGCGGTCCCGGCATATCCTGCCGCCGGGGAACAGGTGATCCGGCCGCGCCAGGGGAAGCTGGGCTGGCCGGGCGTCGCGGCATTCGCGCTGTAGGGGTTCGGCAGCGTGTTGCCGGGAGGGACGTCCATCAGCAGGAAGGGATAGAACGTCACCCGCAGCCCGCGCGCCTTCATCTCGCGGATGGCCTGGACTACCGCGAAATCCGCAGGCGTGCCGCCATAGACCGGGCGATCTTCGGCGTCACGGCTGACCAGATGCGCGTTGGCCCGCGCCACGCCGTTGACCGTCCAGACCTTCGGGCTGGTGACCTTGGTCGCGACCTCGACGCCCGGCTTGATCGTGCAGTTCCCCGCGCGCAGATCATTGCCGAACCAGGCGACGACCAGGCTGACGCTCTCGACGGCCGGGGCCATGGCCTGCAGCCGATCGAGGGCCACGACGATATCGGCTTCATCAGGCAGCGCGTTCAGGTTCTCGGCCGAGGTCTTGCCGCCTGTGGTCTGGCCGAACACCGTAGTCGTGGCGCCGACTGTCTTGCGGACCGCTTCGGTCGCATAGGTGAACTCGCCTGAGGCCGGGATCATGGTGACGGCCTTGACCAGCCCTTCGGCCGTGTCGGGATCCGCGAGCGGCCGGAAGACCTCGAACGACAGCTGCGGCAGGCGGTTGCCGTAGGTCGAGAGCGCCAGTTCCTCGAAAACGACATAGGCCGTGCCGCGATAGGCGGGCGTGTTGGCGGCCCCCATCTTTGCCGCGATGAACGGGTCCGCGGTCTGGGTCTCGTTGCCCGGATACCAGCGCCAGGTGATGCCGGTCATGTCGAGCGGCTTGCCGTCGGCCCAGATGCGGCCGATGCCGGTGATCGGCCCTTCGCAGAGCGCGACCGCGAAGGACGCATAGTAGAGGTATTCCGTCGTCTGGACCCTGCCACCGCCACCGCCCTTGCCACCGCCTTGCGTCGTGGTCTTCGTCTCCTCGCGGAAATCTGTGGCCCAGATGATGTTGCCGCCGATGCGCATGCGCCCGTAGAGGCGCGGAATGATGGCGCCCTCGGTCGCAGACGTGATCCGCAGGGAATCCAGCCGCTGACCCTCGATCTTCTGCGCGGGTGCCAGCGAGGATACGATCCAGTTGTCGACCACCGACCCGATGGTCGAGCCGATGAAGCCGCCGATAGCAGCGCCAGAGAAGCCGAGGATCGCACCGCCAAAGGCCCCGCCAATGGCGGAACCGACAGCGCCGAGGACAAGCGTGGCCATCTGCAAATCTCGAGATTGTAGGGGTCAACGTGCGGGAAACAGGAAGGCGAAGGCGATGCGGCGTCGCCATGCGGGGGTCAGCAGTTCCTCGATGACGCCGAGCCGCTCGTAAGCGTGCAAAAAGGTGTCGGGGCCGGTGAGGATGCCCACATGCTTGGCGATGGCGCGGGGCATCATTCGGAACAGGATCAGCGCGCCGGGTGGCGCATCGGCCGGTGCGATCTCGGGCATCATCGCCCGCGCCCCATCGGCCAGCACCTCGCGCGGCCCGGTCTCGCCCCAGTCGCGGCTATAGGGCGGGATCGGGAACGGCTCCGGCCCGACCACCTCACGCCAGACACCCCGTGCGAGGCCGAGGCAGTCGCAGCCAACCCCGCGCCGACTTGCCTGGTCGTGATAGGGCGTGCCGAGCCAGGATCGCGCGACTGCGATGACAAGGGCGGGATCGGCCGCCCGATGAAGTAGGGTCACAGCACCGCCCCATCATGGCCACCGTCCTTGGTGGCGTATCGCAGGACCGCGTCCTGCCCGGGGATGTGCGGGAAGCCCCTGAAATTCGCGACATTGGCGAACTTCGTCCCGCAGGTCGCGATCCGCTTGTCGCAGCCCGCCCGGACCACGAAGGTATCCGTCGCGGTGATCGGCCGTACCGGTGCTTCCAGCAGGGTCAGGATGGCAACCCCATCGACGAGGTCATGCGACAGCACCTCGACCCGCCGCCCCGCGTTCGCGCCGCTGGTCCACTCGACCAGACCGAAGGCGAACCAGCCCGCCGCGAAGCTACCGAGGCCAGAGGCCCTGAAGGCCCGATCCCGCAACACGTCGATGACCGCTCCGATGCCCTTGAAGGCCGGTGCCTCGAGGTTCACGCCGCAGCGGGGATCGCCCAGCGCGGCATCGCAGGTGGCCTGAAACGTCCGCCCGACCGTCTGGCCCAGCACATGGGCCAGCGACCGGACCTCGGCCACGAAGGCCAGCCGCCCGCGTCGGATCTGACCGATGGCCCCGCGCCGCAGAAGCACGCGCTGCGCCGGGTTCGCCCAGTTCACCCGCCAGACCTCGACAACTGCGGCGTCCCAGCGGCCGTCGAGAATGTCGGTCTCGGTGATCCGGTCGGAGGAGAGCACGCCTTGTGCCTCCTGCGCATCGACGGACAGGTCAGAGCCGGATCGGACCTCTGACGCGGTCAGCCCGCTTTCCGGCTCGAACTCGGTACCGTCAAAGGTGAGGGTCCGGTCATGGTCGGTGAAGCCGAAGGTCATCCCGTCGGCCCGGGTGATGCGCCAGCACCAGGACAGGGTGGTGGTGCCGTCGTCGAGATGGGCCTGCAGCGCAGGGTACAGGGCTTTCATGTGCGGATTTCCACGAGGGGGATCGAGGTGATCGAGCCGAGACGTTCGAGATCGATCGTGACGTCAAGGGCGTCGGTGTCGAAGCGGACGGGGACGTCGAATTCAAAGCCCGCGGTGACGGCCACGCCCAAGGCCGGGGCGGTGGTGAAGGTGATCAGGCCGGTCGTGGTCGAGACCGACCAGCCAGAGGCTTGCGGCGTGCCGTTCAGGGCGATGGTGACGGTGCCCGCGACGGGCTTGGTGATGGTGCGCGACCAGGACTGCGCGCCGGAGATGTAGCGCTTGGTGAGCTGGAACAGAGCGGCTGCCCCGTTCCCGGTGCCAATCGACTGGTTGGTCGGGCCCGGCGTCTGCGATGGCGGGCAGGACTTGAAGTCGGCCCAGTCCTTGAAGCGGAAGCCGTGCAGGCGGCCGTTGCGGGCCTCGAAGAAGGCCACGACTGCCGCCAGATCGTCGGCGCGGCGGATGCCGTAGGCGACGTCATAGCGGCGGCGGCTGTTGGCCCAGCTGGCATTGCGCTCCTCGGCGCCCGAGGCCAGTTCGACGATCTGGGTGCGCCGTTCCGGGCCGCCGCGCGCGCCACGGCTGATGTTGTCCGGAAACCGGACCTCGTGAAACGCCATCAAGTTTCTCCGTGGTTCGTCCTCTGGCCCCCGCAACCGGAGCCCACTTGCGGGGTCGCACTCACATGCCCCTCCTGCCCAGCGACACGGCGCGGGCGATGTCGCTGGCGACCTGCGTGCGGGACTGGCGGAAGCTCTCGGCGTCGCGGGCGTTGATCGTGACGTTGACGGTCGAGGCAACCGACTGGCCGTATCCCGCAGCTTCCCTGCGCGAGAGGACCCGCTCCCCGCGTTGCAGGATCGCGGGCACCTCGTCGGGCCGCAGCCCGGCCCAGCCACCGTTGTGCATGCGCGGGGCACCGACAAACGTCATGGCCGGGACCATCCGGCCGGGACCGGGGGCGCCGACCGTGCCGCCCGCATGCAGGATGTTGGCGAAGATCCCGCCCGCTCCGCCCAGCACGCCGGAAAGGACGTTCGCGATAGGGCCGAGGATGAAGCGGCGGGCCGCGAGCTTGGCAAGATCGGCGATCATAGACGTGACCAGGTCGCGGAAGTCGAGTTTGCCGGTCTTCACGAAGTCACCGATGGCATTCTCGGCGCTCTGGAAGGCCCCGACCAGCGCGCTGCCGATATCGCCGCTAATGTCGCGCGCCTTGGCGGCATAGTCGGCGAGCGCCGCCGTGACGGCTTGCCAGCCAGTGAGGGCCGTGTCCGCACCCTCGGCCGCCGCAGCTCCGGCGTCGCGTGCCGCGCCGCCTGCACCATCGGCGGCGGTGGCCGTGTCGTTCAGCCCGGAAGTCAGGGCATCCGCCGAGGCGGCGGCATCTGCCAGGGCGGTCTCTGCCTCGGTCCCCGTGCCGGTCACAGCATCCTTCAGCGCCTGCCAGCTGGCGAGCGGCCGACCGGCAGCGTCAGCCAGCATCCCTGCCGCTTCGCGATAGCCATCGGCCCGGGCGCGGGCATCGTCAGCCATGGTGCCGAGCCCGAGGTCGGGCGGTTCGAGGTAGGTCCGCGACAGCGCGGCGGAGAAGGCATCTGCGGCGGCGGCACCGGCTGCGGTCGCGGCCCCTTCAAAGGGATTGCCGATACGCCCCAGTTCAACCGGATCGAGGATGCCGATCCGCACGCCACCTTCGCCCGTAGCCCATTCGGGCAGCATCGCGAGGGCCGCGTTCAGGGTCTCGATGAAGCTGTTGATCCGGGTGACGACGCCGTTCAACATCGCCTCGACGCCGGAGATCAGCCCGTTCGCGGCCTGAAATGCGAAGTCGCCGATGGCCCCGGGCAGACTGCCCCAGATTGCGACCGCCGCGTCATAGGCCCCCTGGAAGATCGCGGCCGTCCGGTCGCCGAAGCTGACGACGCCCGCGATGGTGCCCTCAAGGGCCGAGAGACCCGCCGCCTTTAGCCCCGCCCATCCAGCCGCCATCCGCGCGAGGGCTGCATCCAGCAACAGGCCGATGCGCGACCAGACCTCGCGGGCCAGATCGCTGAGCAGGCGAAAGGCCTCTCCCACCCCACCGACACGGGCCACCAGCTGCGAGAACTGATAGACGAGCTCGCCCGCACCGACGATCAGCGCGCCGATGCCGGTGCGGATCAGGGCGCCGCGCAGGAAGACCAGGGCCGTCGCTAGGCCGCGCACGGAGAGGGCGGCGGCCGCCATGCCTGCGACCCAGCGCCCGGCCATGACGGCGGCGAAGGTTGCGGCGTAGGAGGCGAGACGACCGAGGTTGCCGATTAGCGTGTCGATGGCCGAGCGCAGGATCCCGCCATCGGAGGCAAGTGCGACGAAGGCATTGGCCAGTGCCTCGATGGTCGGGGCGACTGCCACGGCGAGACGGTTGCGGAGGCCATCAAACACCAGCGATACGGTGCCCAGCGCCAGTTGCGTGCGGCGCAGGGCTTCGAGGGCATCACTGTCCAGAACCGCGCCAAGATCGGAGGCCTGATCCCCAAGCCGGGCCATCTCCGCCCCGCCATTGCGCAGGAGGGGAGCAGTCGTGTCGCGTCTGAGGCCATGGCCTCGAGATAGAAGGTCATCTCCTGCTGGCTGAGACCGGCGCGTTCCAACGTGTCGACGTAGAGCTGGAGGGCTTCGGGGCCGGAGAGGCGGGCGAATTGATCAGCGGTGACGCCTACCCTAGGGGCGACACTCTCGAAGAAATCCGCCATCGGCCCGCCGCCGGTCTGCAGGAAATCCCCGACCCGGTCGTTCACGTCCTTCAGGACATCGGCCAGCTTCTCCTGCTCGATGCCAACCGTGCGCGCCCCGGCCGACCAGCGTTGCAGCGCCTCGGGCGTCGCATTGGCGACCTGCGCGAACTGCCGGATTTGCGCCGCGCTCTCGGCTGTAGAGCGGACGATCAGCCCAAGCGAAGCCGTGGCAGCTGCTGCGGCGGCCCCGAGCGCCAAGCCCGCCCGGCGCGCAAAGGCGGCCAGCCGGGTGTTGGCCAGTTCCATCTCGCGCGAAAGGCGGCCAAAGCCGCGGGCCCCGACTTCGCCGACGCCTTCCAGCTCGGCGCGCACGCGCCGTCCGCCCTCCGCCACGAGGCGGACGGAGACCTTCTTTTCAGCCATTCGATACGGCTTGGGATCGAATCGTCGCCGAATCTGAACCGATAGACCGCCGTCTGGCGGCGGAGATCGTTATTAACGCAGCGTCTAATCATGTAATCATGCGTCCGTTGAACGGCTACTTGCTACGATCGAACGGCTGACACCGTATGAACGCTTCCAGGCCATCGGATTGTCCAATGCCCTACATCGGTTCGTCGACGGCTTCGATATCGAGAATGCCGAAGGTCAGCGAGGGCTTGCGAGACTGATCAAAGGTCTGGATTGCATTCTGGGTCGCGCGCCTCACCTCGAAGGCGGCCAT